GCGGAACTGCATGTTGTTGCGTTAAAGGCGGAAGTCGAAAGGCTTGGAAACAAGAACGACAGTTTGCAGCAAGAAAACGCAATCGTCAGTAAGCAATTGCATGACGTTACTCACAGAGAAAGAGTGCCTTTTGCAAGTGGCAATTTAACGAAAGATCTATCTTTAGAAAGGATTGAGCGATGGGCATACAAGACGCTGAAAGAACAGGGCGGTACGCTGGTGCCTCCAAAAAAATGCACGACACGCAATCCAATTGGATTTGAGCTTGAAAGCGTACTGACAGGATTTGACGAATACGGATTTGCGACACTTGGCAGAACGATTGTGTTGCAGTTGCTTTTGCGAAAAGCTATCGCAGTATTTTGGACGGATGAAGCGGATGGGGTCGATCCGGAGGAAATTATTAAGGCGGTTTGGAATCAGAATGGCTCTGCAAAAGCAAGAACGCGAATGATGCAGTTGTTTCTGCATCAATTTGACAAACGTTCAGATGAACAAATTCTGAGAGACAGGACGTCTGGTAAGGCCCGTGTTCCTGAGTATGCAGAGAGCGCGATAGATATACTTTTCGGAAAGTCTTGACAAACCCCGCAGAATCGCTCACGATGCGTCTGCTGTCACCGTGGAACGTGAACAGCGACGGAGATGAACGAACAAGATTGATTTAATCGGCGTTATGCCGTACAGTTGATGCACTCGCGATTCTCCGTCGCACAATCCACAATGACAGCCAGAGCAGAAATGCCCTGGCTGTCGGCGTTTGGGGAGTGCAGGAAATGTGATTCTTTTAGGTCGACGGACAGCCTCGCAAGCTGAAATCACTACATACTTTCACCGAATCAATCCGGGCAACGTCCAAACTGACGACCCGGCCCGTCCCGAGGTGATGGTCACTGGAATGTGAGCCTGAACAGGAAAGCAGAATCCGAACGTCTCAAGCACTAAGGGACGGGATAAAGATGCGATGTGCAAAGTGGCCGCCATTCCACCCGATAACACCCCGTCACCGGACACACCACAACCACGCGAATCATGATCGGTTCTTTTGTCATGGAATTGGTTATCGACAATTTTGAAAATGATCTGTTGACAAAAAGCCGATAGATAGCAAGACTGTCCCGCCGCTGGCCGAGTAGAAGCGACCCGCCGCTAAAATCCGATTGATAGCCTTCGGGCTTTTCATAAACCGCCGCAACTGGCCTTCTACCTGGTTGCGTGCGGTTTTTTGTTTGGGTGCAAAATGGAGTACGAACAGTTCATTGCTACGAAAAGCCAATGGCTGAATGAGTCGGGATTCGATGCGGAAGAGCTGCCGCCGTTTCTGTATGACTTTCAGCAATATCTCGTTCGGTGGGCCTTGCGGATGGGTCGATCTGCGATATTTGCAGACTGCGGAATGGGAAAGACGGCCATGCAGTTGGCATGGGCTCAAAAGGTAATCGAGCGAACGAACAAGCCAGTGCTGATTGTAACCCCGCTTGCGGTGGGTGCTCAGACCGTGGAAGAGGCTGAACGATTCGGGATAACTGCTTTTCGATCTCGCGATGGAAAGCACAGCGGCAATCCGGAGTGCGTTGTCACAAACTACGAGCAGCTTCACAAGTTCGATCCGGCGTCATTCGCTGGTGTTGTCTGTGATGAGTCCAGCGGTATCAAAGACTTCAAGAGCGAACGCAAGGCAACGGTCGTTGAGTTTATGAGGACGATTCAGTTCCGTCTGCTTTGCACTGCGACAGCGGCCCCAAATGATTTTTGGGAGCTTGGCACATCATCCGAGGCTCTTGGATTGCTTGGTTTCCGTGACATGATCACCAAGTTTTTCAAACAGGAAACCTCAAAAGATCATCACGGCTGGGGGCGAACGAAATATCGGTTTCGAGGGCATGCCGAAGAACCGTTTTGGTCTTGGGTGTGTTCGTGGGCACGGTCAATACAGAAACCGTCTGACCTTGGATTCGATGACAGCCGGTTCATTCTTCCGCCTCTCACTGAGCGTGCCCACGTTATCGAATGCACGAAGGCGAGGGCTGGCAACCTGTTCGCGATGGCTGCAAACGACATGAGAGAAGAGCGGGAAGAACGCCGAGTTACAATCAAAGAACGCTGCGAAAAGGCCGGCGAACTTGCCAGCAATCACGAGGGATCTACAGCACTGTGGGGTGAATTGAATCCAGAATGCGATCTGCTCGAAAAAATGCTTGACGACTGCGTTCAGGTCAAGGGGTCAATGAGCGATGAACAAAAGGAGGAATACCTTTTGGGATTCGCAAAGGGACAAATTCGCAGACTGGTCTGCAAACCAAAGATTGGAGCATGGGGGCTCAATTTTCAGATCTGCAATCACGAGGTGATTTTTCCGAGTCATTCGTTTGAGCAGTACTATCAAGTGGTTCGCCGATGCTACCGATTCGGACAGAAAAACCCCGTTACGATTGATATGGTTTTGAGTGAAGGCGAACGCAAGATTGCTGAAAATCTTGAGCGTAAAAAGCAGCAGGTTCAAAGAATGTTCCAGAGTCTAGTGGCTCACATGCAAGACAGCATGCACCTCGTGTCCCGTGATTATTTCCCAGAGAAAGAGCAGGTTCCCAGATGGCTGTAATGGATCAAGTTATTTGCGATCAGTACGCGATTTACAACGGAGACTCTGCGGAGGTTCTGCAAAGTATTCCTGACGAATCGGTGGGTATGTCCATCTATTCCCCGCCATTCGCCACCGAGAACGGCGGATGTCTTTACAACTACAGTTCAAGCGTCAGAGATTTGTCTAACTCGCGGACGTACGAAGAGTTTTTCGAGCACTACGGTTTCATCGTGAAACACATTGCAAGAGCAATGAAGCCCGGTCGGATTTCCGCAGTGCATTGTATGGACGTCCCAAAGCAGGGAGCGAACATTTGCGGCTACACGGATTTTCCAGGCGACATCATTCGGCTTCACGAGTCTTTGGGTTTCGAGATGCTTCCGAGGATCTGCATTTGGAAAGAGCCACTTGCCGTCCGCAACCGCACCATGAGTAAGGCTCTGGCACATAGGCAGATTTGTGAGGACGCAACGCTAACAAATGTTGCATCGGCAGACTACCTGATTCCATTCCGAAAACGTGGAATCAATCCGGAACCGGTGACTCACCCTAACGGGCTGTTTGAGTATCACGGGGAACGTGAGATTCCGAAAGATCTTTTGAAGTTCAAAGGCTGGAAAGGAAACCAGATCGAGAACAAATACAGTCACTGGATTTGGCGGCATTACGCCTCGTCGTTTTGGGATGACATTCGACTGGAAAACGTGCTGCCATACGAAGAATCAAAAGATGAAGGCGACGAACGTCATCAGCATCCGTTGCAACTGGATGTGATTGCACGGGCTGTGCAAATGTGGACAAATCCAGGTGATGTAGTGCTCACGCCATTCATGGGAGTTGGTTCTGAGGTCTATGCACCGGTGATTCAGGGGCGTCGAGGCGTGGGATGTGAGCTGAAGCCAAGCTATTATCGACAGGCAGTGAAAAACCTCGCGGCTGCCGTAGCGGAAAAAAAACCGTCGCCAGTGCGGTCGCTCGCGTTTGCCGAGGACGACGAATGAAGCCAAAGAAGAAAACAAAACGCATTCTCTCATGGCTCGGATCGGAATGCATCATTGTGTCGCGTGAAACAATCACAACATCGGAGGGCCACGCAAAGAAATGCTGCACGATTCGCGTTTCCAATCAACTTCGATTTGTATCGGAATCTGAGCTGAAGATGATCGAAATAGAAATCTGAAAACCACCTATTGACAAACCTTGCGACCTTAGCAAGACTCTCTGCTCAGTCGTACGAGGACTGGCAAAGAGATCATCGACCGGGAAACCGGATTTGATAAAGCCCTGCGGAAAAGCTCGTACCTTTTCTGTCAGGGCTTTTTTGTGGAGTGCACGGAATGAATCAACTCCAATTGTTCGATAAAAAGCCAGTCAAACTCTCCCGCCGCTCCGACCCAATCACGTCGCAGCAAAGTGCGGCAGACACAGAACCAAAACTAAACGGGTTGCAGTCCTCCTGCATGTGGGTTCTCGGCAGAGCCATCGCACCGAGAACGGCAAACGAGATCGCAGCCGAATGCGTTCGACAGTACGGCAAGATGGCAGAGTCCTATCGCAAGCGGCTTCACGAACTTGTTGAGCTAAACAAGGCAGAAGAATGCGGCGAACGTCGCTGCGAAGTGACTGGCAAACTGGCAATGACGTTCAGAGCAAAGGAGCAGGCATGACAAAGCCAATCCCGCACCCTGAATCTCGCTTCACCGTCCTGTGGCAAGTCGAGGACTACATCCGCAGAGACATGCGTCGGTGTTCACAGTGGCTATGTCAGTGCGTCTGCGGAACAACAAAAAGAATCGTAGTGACGCAACTCCGCAACGGTCACATCAAGTCGTGCGGATGTTTGCGACGCGAGAAGGCACGAGAAAAAGGACTTAGGACTGCTCACATTGCACGAGCGGCGTTGAAAGAAAAGCGAAGGAGAGAAGCATGTGGAACGAAATAATCGACGGCTTTGGCGTGTTCATGGTGCTGGTGATTCTTGGGTGCTTCGCAGCAGGTTCGTGCGAGGCGATGAATGACAAGGCTGAACGCAAGCGGATTCAGCGAGAGATTCGTGAGAAGTATGGAAGGACGTATTGAGATGGCAGAGCCAAAGCAGTTAACACCATCACAACAGGAGTTGCTCGATGCTATGAAAGCTGGCGTCGTGCTGCACTACATGCCATACGTCGGGCGAGTAAATCCAAACGAATACTACTTTAGAAGCGACACAATGAGAAAATGCACATCGCCAGCGAAAGCACTCCTAAAAGCCGGTTTAGTTCAGGTGACAAACAAGGATTGGCGCGGGCATACGCTGGAGTTTGAACACTAACCGGCGAGGGCAAGGGTCCACCGGATTTCAAATCAGAACAGGCAGAGCGTTTCTGTCTGGCCCTGTGGCAACGGCACAGGGCGAATACTCCCCTCAGGGCCTGACTGATCGGAACTGATGCCGACGGCTGGCCCCCGCAAGCCATCAAGGCGGGTCAGGCTCTGAGTTTTACTCACGAAAGGATTTCACATGCTGGTGCTCGCTCGCAATTTTGGACAAGAGGTCGTCGTCACAATTGGCGAACACAAGTTGGTCATTAAGGTCATCGAAATGACCGGACGTCAGGTCAAGCTCGGGTTCACGTCATCGCGAGACGTGCGAATTGACCGCAAAGAGATTCATGACGCGCTGATGGAAACTGGCTTCAATCCGGAAGCAAAGCCCTTCCTGCGAATCGGCGACCCGCTCGTACCGAACGGAGGCAAGTGATGGACCGCAAACCAGTGACGCCAGACCCGACGCCAGAAGAAATCTGGGGCACAGAAACCACGATGGGACTGGCTGAACAGATCCGCATGGAACGGCCGGATCACCCGGAAAACAAGGGCGTTTACAGGGCACCGATGATACGAGAGTGCAGCACCAAAATGCTGCCCGGTGGTAAGGGCGTTTTGAGGGGACAGGGATGAGTTTGGACCATCATTTCTTTATCGATCCAATCGGTAAACCGCGAATGACACAGCGGGACAGATGGAAGCAGCGGCCATGCGTTATGCGGTACAGGGCATTTTGTGACAAGTTGCGAGCAGAGTTTACACAAGCTTACATTAGCCTTCCCGACGCATTTGAAATTCAGTTCACGATTGAGATGCCCGCCAGTTGGTCGCAGAAGAAACGAAACAAGATGTGCGGCAGGCCGCACCAGAGCCGGCCGGATTTGGACAACATGTTAAAGGCCGTTTGCGATGCTGCGAGCAAGGAAGACAGCACTATTCATTCAGTGCTGGCAACCAAAGTTTGGGGCAAGTGTGGCATGATTGAAATTGGCGAGTTTTATGGATGAAGTAATCGCAATCAGCTTCCATACATCACTGGAATATCGCGACCACATCTATCGACGCGTCATTAACGAACGCAGTTACGGAGCAACGGCGGGCGATTCGTTCTGGATGGGGTACGGCGATTACGACGAGGTCGACCAGTTTGCGAGGTATCGAGACGACGAACGCGAGCCAATTACAAATCCGTTGTGGCGAGCACGAATTGAAAAAGCCCGAAAGTTTCGGGAAGACAATGATTCGATGTGGAGAGTTC